AAAAATGAATCAAGTAACTAAAATATATGGTCCGCCAGGTACGGGTAAGACAGAAAAATTAATTAGAAGAGCTATGGCCTATATTAGAATAGGGACTCCTATTAAAAGTATAGGCTACTTTGCATTTACAAGAAAGGCAGCTAACGAAGCAAAGGATAGAATGCTTTTAAAAAACCCTCAATATAAAAAAAAAGAACTACATTATTTTCAAACCTTACATTCTTTAGCTTTTCATGGATTAGGATTAAAGGAAGAAAACGTTATGCAGGATTATCATTACAATGATTTAGGAAAAATTTTAAGTATAAGAGTTAATGCAAAAAGAGATTCTGATTCATCTCCATATTTAAGTTGTGATAATGAATATTTTCAAGTTATTTTAAAAGCCAAAGAAAAAGGAATCTCTGCCTGGGACGAGTATTGTACAGGTGAACATTCTTCAAATGTAAAACCAGACTTACTTAAACACATAGAAGTAAACTATAGAAAATATAAAAAAAATAATAATCTAATTGATTTTTCAGATATGATTAAAAAGTTTACAGCACAGCCAGAGTTGTGTCCAAAATTTACCACAGTTTTTATTGATGAAGCACAGGATCTTTCTCCTATTCAATGGGAACTTTACGACATGCTGAAGCGTAACTCGGAAAATGTTTACTTAGCTGGAGACGATGATCAAGCAATTTATGGATGGGCCGGTGCTGATGTAGATAGATTTATAAAAGAACCAGCAAAAGAAAAAGTGTTGTCAAAATCTAGACGAATACCCAGGGCAGTACAAGAAATTTCAGAAGTTATTACCGAAAGAATACAAGGACTTAGAGCAGTTAAAAATTATAGATCAAGAAATGAAGAAGGTTTATGTAGCAAAATCAATAGTTTAGATAATATAGATCTACATAAAGGTCAGTGGTTGATTCTTACTAGAACTCTTTCTAGAGCTCAAGAGATTTGTAATTTATTAAAAGTTAAGGGATTATATTATGAAAATAAAAACAGAAAAAGCTACAACACTAAATTGTACAAGTCAATCATAAATCACACTAAGTGGTTAAATGGAGAAAACATTTCTGAACCAGACATCGAAGATATTAAAGAGTACATGGGAAACAGAGAACTTAAAAAAGATTTAAAATGGTATGAGTGTTTTGATTTTGCCCCAGCAGATGAAAAAATATATATTAGATTATTGTTATCTAATCATGAAAAATTAAGTGATGAAGCTAGAGTCAAAGTATCTACTATTCATGCAGCTAAGGGTGGGGAGTGTGAGAATGTAATTTTAGTATTGGATAATGCTAAAAAAATAAGAGAAGCTACTTCTAACAGTGTAATAAAACGTGACGAAGAGCACAGAGTATGGTATGTAGGTTGCACGAGAGCAAAAAGAAATTTATATTTAATGAGAGCAAAAATAGAAAGGAAGGGTTACCAGTTATGACGAAGATATTGATAATAGGTTTAACAAAAATAGAAGGAGAAGAGAAAGAATATAAAATTGTTTATACAAAAAATAATGAAATACTTACATTTGAAGGAAATGCAGAAGAATGTTTAGACGACCTTAAAAAAAGTAGCGATGACGCATAAAGATATATTTAGTGATTCGTTTCCACAAGATAGACAAATTGGTGGATCACATTATAAAAAATTTCCTATTCAACCTTATGAGTTTATTTCAAAAAACAATCTTTCATTTTTTCAAGGTTGTGTTGTGAAGTATGTCTGTAGGTATTTGTTTAAAGGAACTGCAGTTCAGGATCTAGATAAGATAATTCATTACTGTGAATTAGAAAAATTAAAATTAAATGATAAGAAAAAAAAATGATAGAATACAAAACACCATTAGATAGTTTTATTGGTGGTTGGGTTATAAATAAAAAAATCTGTGAAGATCTAATTAAATTTTTTAAAAAAAATAAGAAGAGACATATAAAAGGTAGAGTTAGTGGAGCTGAACCAAATCCAATAGACCATAAAATTAAGAAAAGTATTGATTTATCTACACACGGGTCTGACCCTGCTTTCAAATCTTACAACGAACAACTTCAAAAATGTTTGAACAAATACATGGATAGATATCCTGAAGTTTTAAATGATTATGCTAAGTTTAATTCAGCTATAGAAAATTATAATATACAGAAGTATGAGCCTGGTGAAGGGTTTTATAAGTGGCATTGTGAAAGAAACAATGGACATTTAAAACGTTGCTTAGTCTTTATGACCTATCTTAATGATGTAAATTTAGGTGGCACAGAGTTTAAATATCAGAAACTAACCACTAGTGCAAAATGCGGATTGACTTTAATTTGGCCTACAGATTTTACCCACATGCACCGTGGACAAATTAGTCCAGACGAAACTAAATACATTATAACGGGATGGTATAACTATGAGTTAGAAATAAAAACAATGAAGGATACACAAAAGAAATGAATATGTTTTTAAAATTACGATTAAGGTTAGATGCTGCAGTTTTAAGGGGGGACAAACTTTACAGAGAGAATCAATTGATGAAAAAACGTTTACTTAAATATGAAAAACAAGGAATGCTTTACTACAACAACAAGAAAGGTTTAAATGAAAGTACCTCTATTTGAAGCTCAAACAGAATGGATTGAACCAGAAGAGTATCCTGATTTAAGACAGTATGATGAAATTGCAATTGACTTAGAAACAAGAGATCCAGATTTAAAATCTAAAGGTAGTGGTGCTATTGTAGGTAATGGAGAAGTTGTAGGTATTGCAGTAGCTGTACCTGGTAGAAAATTTTATTTTCCTATTGCTCACGCATCTGGGCCAAACATGGATAAAAAACGTACCCTAGAATGGTTTAAAGATATTCTTTTAAGCAACGCGGTTAAAATATTTCATAACGCTATGTATGATGTATCCTGGATTAGATCCATGGGATTAAAAATAAATGGAACTATAGTAGACACTATGATTGCTGCATCTTTAATTGATGAGAATAGATTTAGGTTTGATTTAAACTCTTTAGGTTGGGATTATTTAGGTCATGGTAAAAACGAATCTGCCTTAAATGAAGAAGCAAAGTCTAGAGGTTTAGATCCAAAAGCTGATATGTGGCAACTTCCTGCTATGCATGTAGGAACTTATGCAGAAAAAGATGCAGAGTTAACTTTAGAACTTTGGCAGATATTTAAAAAAGAAATTATACAACAAGATATAGAATCGGTTTTTAATCTTGAGACGGATTTATTTCCTTGTTTGGTAGATATGAGATTCCTAGGCGTAAGAGTAGATACTCAAAAAGCTCATACACTAAAGAAATCATTAGTATTGAAAGAAGAAAAATTACTCCACAACATAAAAAAAGAAACAGGAATAGAAGTTCAACTAATGGCAGCCCGAAGCGTTGCCAAAGTTTTTGATAAACTAAATTTACCTTATGAAAGAACTGCAAAATCAAACGCTCCATCTTTTACTAAAAATTTTATTTCTAATCATGAGCATCCTATTGTAAGAATGATTGCTGAAGCTAGGGAGACTAATAAGGCACATACTACGTTTATAGATACCATAATCAAACATGAACATAAAGGCAGAATCCATGCAGACATAAATCAAATAAGGTCAGATCAAGGCGGAACTGTGACTGGAAGATTCAGTTATTCTAATCCAAATTTACAACAACTTCCTGCTAGAAATAAGGAACTTGGACCTATGATTAGGTCTATTTTCATACCCGAGGAAGGCCATAGATGGGGTTGTTTTGACTATTCTCAACAAGAGCCTAGGCTAGTAGTCCATTACGCATATTTACATAAATTTCCCTCGGTTAACGATGTTATAGATAATTATGAAAATGATACTTCTACAGATTTTCACCAGGTTGTTGCAGACATGGCTAAGATTCCTCGTACACAAGCTAAGACAATTAATCTTGGTTTATTTTATGGAATGGGTAAAGCAAAACTACAGGCCGAACTTGGCGTATCTAAAGAAAAGGCTGCAGAACTATTTGAACAGTATCATGCTAAAGTACCTTTTGTTAAACAGCTTATGAATTCTGCTTCTAACAGAGGACAGGAACGTGGACAGATTAGAACTTTACTTGGAAGATTATGTAGGTTTCATTTATGGGAACCAAATCAATTCGGTATGCATAAAGCATTACCCCATGAAGATGCACTGCAGGAACACGGACCAGGGATTAGAAGAGCCTTTACATACAAAGCTTTAAATAAATTAATACAAGGTAGTGCAGCTGATATGACAAAAAAGGCAATGTTAGATCTTTACAAAGAAGGTATAGTGGCTCATATACAAATTCATGACGAACTATGTGTAAGTGTTAAAGATGAAAAACATGCTAAAAAAATAGTTGAGGTTATGGAAAATGCTGTTACTTTGGAAGTCCCTAACAAAGTAGATTATGAATCAGGTAATAACTGGGGTGAAATAAATGGTTGATTATGGCTTATTTAAATGCAAACATACCACCTCTTTACGCACAAATAAGAAAGGAATTTTTATATGACGGCAAAAAACATCATGGAGAAGTTGAAGATTGTCTTATCTTTGGCATCACATCTATGGGAGGCCGTGCGATTTTATGGCATGCTCTTATGGAGAACGGTGCGATCTTTTATCGTTTGCCAATTACGGCTTTTATTCAACGTGGTTTTCAACCGGAGTCTGTTCCCACTCGTAGACTTGATGAATTGGAACTTTGGAATTCTTTTAGTTATCATCCTGCTGTTACTTCTTGGGCTATTCTAAGCGCCGCATCAGGTAAGTACATAGGTAAAGATAAAAAATGGCATCACGGTGCTTATCTTTTTACTATTGACTGGGCTCACCCAGATGCTAATATCCTCGATACCGATCATTCGGAAATCCCGCACGAACATAAGTGCGCACATATAATTGCCCTAGATGATGGCAACTATGCGGCTCAGCCAAACAACAGATGTATATGGGACCTACCTTCTTTTACAGTTAAGGACAATATTCCTGACTGGAAGGTACAAACAAGTGAATGGAATGTAGAAGATACGGGAAATTGGAAAACAGAAGACACTGATAATTTCTTTTACGAAATTGAGGAGAAAAAAAATGATTAAATGGATTAAAAAACAATGGGACAGATTTATTGGTTGGGTTTTTGACGGTTTTTATAAATGAAACAAAAACCATTAGTATTAACTAATGAAGTAGCAGCTCCAAGTAATTTTGCA